CCAGATGCCTGGCATGACCACTTTCACACCAGTAACCTTTACTCGTGGAGTTATTGTTGGAAATGACCAAGCAATTACATGGATGCGCGGACTCTTCTCAGCTGCTTCTAATTTGGGCCTAAATAACCCATCAGTAACCAACAAGGGTTTCCGTTTGAACATCAATATCTACGTAAATCAGCACCCAACAACCGATGATCTATCTACCTCAAACGACGCTGATCAGATGGTATTTAGACTGCATAACGCCTGGATCACAGGCCTAAGTTATACAGATCTAGATGCTACAAACGGAGCAATCTTGTTTGAGACAATGCAGGTAGTCCATGAGGGTATCTCAGTCGGATTCACTGACGCTACAGGTGCAAATGTTAAAGGTTACGGGGCTTCCCCAGTAGCAATCGATTCGTTCTAAAATAAACTAAGGAGAATAATTCGTGTCACAAGTAATTACCGATGCAGAACTCGTAAACAAGTTTGCTCAGCAGGCAATGGAGGAGCCGGAACAGGTCATTGAGACCAAGGCTCCTCCAGGACCTGAGGTAGAACTGCCTGGAGGCTTTATTGATAAAGGCGCTCTAGTAACTACCGTAGAAGTGCGCGAGCTAAACGGATTAGATGAAGAGGCAATTGCTAAAGCATCTAATACTGGTAAGGCCCTTAACGTCCTTCTACAACGTGGTCTTGTAAAGATCGGATCACGGCCAGCAACTCAAGAAGACCTAGACCTCTTTCTTTCTGGTGATAGGGACGCAGTTTTAATCGGTATCCGTAGAATTACCTTTGGTGAGACCCTAGATGTAACGGCGTCTTGCCCTAACTGCGGTGTCAAACAAGCGGTGTCAATTGACCTAAAAGACGATATCCCAGTAACAACTTTAAAGGACCCTGTTGCAGATAGAACTTGGCAGATAAAGCTTAAGAAAAACGTTGTAACTGTGTCCCTGCCTACAGGTATTACGCAGCGACGTTTGATGGAAAACTCAGACAAAACATCTGCAGAGCTAAGTACGATCCTGCTATCTGGATGTGTTCAGACAGTTAATGGCGCACCTTCACTAGGCGCCAGCACTGTTCTTAATCTAGGTATTGCAGACCGTGCTCAAATTGTAGAAGAGATTATGGCTCGCACCCCAGGCCCACGCCTTGGGGAGGTGAGCAAGGTCTGTAAGGCATGTGGTGAAGGTATTCCTCTACCACTTAGTCTTGTAGATTTGTTTCGCCTATAACGAGAAAGATTACGAGAACTTGTTAGATCAGTATGAGGTACTAACCCGCACCTTTACTGGATGGACGCTAGCGGATATAAAGAACATGTCCGCTAGAGAACGACTTAACTGGATAGAGAGATCAAAGAGAGGTAGGAGAGTCTGATGGACATTAAATCGTTCTTCGGTTTAAATGGTAACTCATTTACCAACATCAAGAACAGCCTTCTTGATCTAGCTAACGTCCTTGAAAACCAGATCATCCCTAAGATCCAGCGCGTAGAAAAAAGCGTTAGTAACATTGCAAAAGATGCTGCAAAGATCAATGGCGGAGTTGGTACTGGTAACAAAACAGCCGATAGCGGGGCCCCAACATCTAAAGCAGCTGGTGATGGTGGTGCAGGCGGTACTGGTGGTTGGGGCGGCAATAGGGTAGCTGATAACGGTTCCTTTGCTGCAAAGGCCGTAGGTGTCGGAATGTATGGCATGAACATTCTGCAGAACGCAATGCCTGGAGTGCCTACGGCTGTTGAGCAGGACTTTCTAACTAACCGTGCTGCCTTCTATGGTGTTGCTGGCTTTGGAGGAACCTCAAAATCTCGAACCGATCAGATTAATGCGCTTCAACGTAAGATGGCCGCTCAAGGCACAATGCTTAATAGCATAGACTCTCTTAATGGAATTATGGCTGCGCAAAACAGTGGGCTAGGCGGAGCGACTAACTTCAATACCGGTGTTATTAATGGCATCGATACTTTATCTAACTTGATGCCTGGACTTGGCGGACAAGGTGCGGCTGCAGTAGCCGCTAACTTTAATGCCCCAACAACAGTAAATATGGCTCGTGCAATGGGTATTAACATCCGTGGGGCTAATGGCGACATCATGGGTGTTGACAAGATCATTGATCAGCTATGGGCTTACTTTAATAAGCCTGGCATGCCTATGCTTACACCAGATCAGATTAAAGAATCATGGATGCCTGGTAGATACTTCTATGAGAGCATGAACTCTTTGCTTAATGGCGATCAGATGAGTATGCAGGCCGTGTACATTGGGTTCTTAGCTAAAGCTCGAACTGGCGGTAACATACCCGTTCAAAACATCTCAAAATCAACTTTGCAGAATCTAAACGCATCAACCGCCACAATAAATGCTATTTCAAGAAATGTAGCTGGACAGACTAATTTACTAACAAAAACAGCCTCAGGCACAGCTGGAGGCTTTGCTGCATCTCAAGATCTAGGGGTACTTGCTAACAATGCGGCCGCTTCTTTAGGTTCGTTAGGCACAGCACTAGGCGCGATAAATGGCGCTTACACAGGTACTGCTGCTTTAGGCGGAGGTACTGGCGGAAAGATTATTAACACATTACTAGGTCTAATTGGTCTTAGAGCTGAGGGTGGACCTGTAGGTAACAAGATGCCATACATTGTTGGTGAAAAAGGACCTGAACTATTTGTACCTAAGACTGATGGAACAATTGTTCCTAATCATATGCTGGGCCTTAACAGGGGCAATGGGGGCGTCATGTCTGCTGGAGGCGCTAGTGGGTTTAGTAGAGAAGATTTTGCTGCCGCAGTTATTAAAGGTTTGGGGGGAACACCTACCCCACAAAGCATATCTAATATGCTTATGTGGGAAGGTAAAGAGGGCGGTAACTGGAGCAATACTGCAAAGTTCAATCCGCTTAACACCAGCTACCAAGAGCAAGGATCTACTAACTTTAATACAGGTAAGTCTGGCTCAGGTGTACAAGCCTATCTTTCTTGGCAGCAAGGGATAGACGCCACAATTAAAACTTTAACTGGCGCACATGCTGCAGACCGTGGATACACAAATATTGTTAAAAGCTTAACAAGCGGCGGAGCTTCTAATGCCGACTTCTTTAAGCTAATGCAAGCTTCTTCTTGGGATGCCGGTCATTACGGTGGTTCAGGCGGGGCTTCTTCCAGCGCAACTAGCTATCCTACAAAAATTGCATTAGACGCAGCAACTTCTAAAGCTATGGCCGCTTCACAAGCAGCCCTAGCTACATCTGCTCAAATGCTTGGGGTAGCAAACCCATCCACCACATCAACAAGCTCCCCATCTAGCAATATAAATTATAACTACGGGGGTATCACAATTACTATCTCTGCGGCAGGTAAAGACGCTAAACAACTAGCGCAAGATCTTAAAAAAGAAATTGCTAAACAGACTGCGAGCCACTAATGACACCACTACCACCAGTAACTTTAACAACAAAATCAGGAAAGATTAGTCTGCTGCCAGCAGATTTAAAAAAACTGAGCCCGCAAATAGCACATTCTTTACAAGAAGCTGTAGCCGTAAATAAAGCTCTACATATAAATACATCAACGCCTGTTCAAATTTCTGGCTTTGCTGGGTTCTATGACATTAACAATATTGTATATGCTGCTAATAAAAAACTACAAGACCCTAACTTTACCCCTCCTAGTACTAAGACTGGTGGGGCGCCTCAAGTACCAGTAGTACCTACTAACAATACTCCAACCAATATTAAGTTTAATCTTGCCCCTCACAAATGGAGCATGCCAACAAATCAAAAGTTATTTAATACAAGCTCTGATAATCAAACTCAAGCGGATCAGAGCGTTCGTAGAGCTAGAATGTGGTGTTATCTTGGGGCAAGTGATTCTAACTACGCTACTGAAACTCAAACAGGTTCTACTCAAGCCGGGGTTGTTACCGGAGGAACTAACGTATCTAAGAGTTTAGATACTCAGTGGGGCTTTCAGTTCTTATGGAACCCCACTCAGATCAGTACCTCTGTACAACGAAATGCCAATTTAGTTCCACAAGCCATGGATGCCTTTGCTGGAAGAGCGCCACTATTTCCGGGAACAGAGGCGCTGTCATTTGTTGCTGTTATAAATAGAGTAAATGACTTTGCTTGTTTTAAGGCCGCACCTGATCAAGCCCCATACCATGCAGAAATGTACCCTAAGTCTGCGGGAGCAGGCAATAACACATCAGCTCTTATTAAAGATTTAATGCTAAAAGGCACCATGGCCGACATTGAGTTTATCTTTAAAATGATTAATGGTGACGGTGCAAATGGCGCTACATGGACAAACGCTTTAGGAAGAAAAACAGCGGATATTAACTTCTTAGCTCCAACACCAGTGGCTGTACAATTTGGCCCAAATGCTGACAGCCTCTCATACGTGGGTTGGGTTGAAAGCATATCTGTTTCTCATCAGATGTTTACTGAGGATATGATTCCAGTTCATTCTGAGGTAACTATTAATATGTCCACCTACTCTCAAAGTTCTCTTAAGTAAGGAGTACCAACTATGACAATTTATACTGGCTCTAGATACGAGTACTCTACTATTGACTTTGTATCTAAAACTACTAATGGACCTGACAATCCTATTGTTTTTTACTCTACCTACAATATTAACCCATTAAACTACTATGAACACGCGTACGTTGTTGGTGAAAGATTAGATCAGATCTCAACTAAATATTATAAAACTCCGTTTCTATGGTGGTTAATAGCCGAGGTTAACCCTAAAGTAGACTTTACAAACATACCCGCAGGCACAGTACTTAGGATAGCTAATGTTTAATTACATTACTGTTTCTTTTCCTAATACCACTTTGCCCCCGGCACGCGTTTATGACTTAAGCTTAAAGCAAAATAGGTACCAACACGAAGTTGCAACCATCCAGTTTCGTGACTGGGGCGTTGACTACGACAACGTAAGCTCCGGATCGCCAATATCCTTTACCATTAATAATGGATTAGAGTCCAAAGTTTTTATTGGCTACATAGACCATGTAACCACACAAAATGAGCCTGGGTCTAACCTAACTGAAGTGGTAGCTATAAGCTCTTCATACGTGTTTAAGAACGAGTCTCAAAAAGTGTATAAAGGACTGTCAGCAGATGCAATCATTCAACAGATTGCGGCTAAGCACAACTTTGCTTGTTATGCAATACCCCACCCAAGAGTGTACCCACAGGTATCTCAAGCTGGCCATACTGACTGGGAGTTCTGCGTTAGATTAGCGAAGCAAAGCGGCTATTCTCTAAGAACAGAAGGTACAGAGATCTATTTTCAGCCTATGATGTATGACTACACACAGCGCAGGTCACAGGCAAAGAAGTTTACAATGCGAAGCCAAGCTAACCCAAGCGGATCTACCTTGTACTCTTTTTACCCAGTAATTGGGGAGAGCATTGACCACGATGGAGATAAAAAAGCTGCCATCTCTGTATCAGGCGTTGATCTAAACACCTCTTCACCCGTAGCAATTGTCAATCAGAAAAGAAATAAAAACACTAGGCTCAACAGCAAAGCAGAGTTCTTTGATAAATTTCAGACTCATGTGGTTGCGCTTGACTCTCAAGTAGCTAACCATGAGGCTAAAGCCGCAGACGATAGAACAGTATTTCCTTATAGAGCCGTAGCTGAAGTGATAGGTGACCCTTCTTTACGTCCAGATCTACCAGTGTATCTTGACGGTATTGGCAATAACTACTCAGGGTACTGGGTTATCTTAGGCACAGAGCACATGATTGTAGAAGAGTCTAGAAATGTATTTAAGTACACAACGTTACTTCATTTAGGCACAGACTCTCTTGGACCAGCAGTTAAGTGGACAGATGGCGCTTTGATTAGTTCTCCTGATTACGCTCCTTCTAGAACAATTATTCCTGGGGTGCGTCAGACAAATAAACCACCTACCTCAGCTTTAAGAAGAACATCTATTGCATACTCTCCTGCCGCCAATGGTCAGTTCAGTGCGGCAAAGAACAAACCACTTCCTTTGATAAACAAACAACCTGTTAAAGGTCCGACTTGGACGGCCTCTAAGCCGGCTGTACAATCAGTTACTCAACCAAATACAAGTTCTGCTTCTTACACTAAACGCCTACTTACAAAGGTACCTAAGCCATGATGAACGAAGACAAGCGATTTTATGGAATATACCAGGGGATCTGTACTAACAATGAGGATCCAGACAAGCTTTACAAGATAAAGCTGCAGATACCTCAAGTCTTAGGTACAGAAGAAACGGACTGGGCCATTCCATGCTTGCCGGTTACTGATAATGCTAATCACCCTGACCATAAGAAGCACTTAGCTTCAGAAGTAGCTGCGTTACTACAAGCGCATGCAACGCACGCCACACATGCAGGAACAATTACCTCTTCTTCAGCCCTTAGTGGGCCAAGCGCGCACACTCACACAATCACGTACTCATTAGCGCATGACGCCCACACCAATAATCACACAGGTAAAACGCCAGACACTACTTACTATTTAGCTCATCCGCATGAGCCAACTACTGATACTTTAGATAGGGACGGTTCTGAAGACGGAAACCCGGCCGCCGAGCACACTTATCATCGAGCAGTTCCAAATGTCGGTCAAAAAGTATGGGCTATGTTTATAGCCGGAGACCCTAACTTTCCAGTATGGATGGGAGTACAACTATGAGTAAAGCTATAGCTTTGCCGTTTTCTTTTGATAGCAATGGGGCGGTTAATAACACCCAAGACCCTAAAAAGGTACTCCAAGACCGAATTGTTTTAGTAGTCATGACCTATTTGGGTGAGCGCGTTAACCGACCTAACTTTGGCTCTAACATAAAAGCGGTCTCTTTTGAGAACATGACAGAAGCAACTCAGCTTATAAAACAAGAGGTTGCTGTGGTCTTTAGCAAGTGGCTTCCGTACTTAAACCTCATTGACTCCACCTCAAAGGTAGACCCCGTAGATAACATCCTGTCTATATCCATTACCTATAACTACGGCATTAACTCAAACCCTGAGACCGTAAGTCTTAAAACTGCTATTATTAGTCGATCTGGAGATGTAATTACGGAGGTATCAAATGGCTAGCAACAATTACGTTCCCTCAGTAGATTACACTTCTAGGGACTACTCGGCGATCCTTACGGATATGACCAACCTTATCCCTATCTTCTCCCCTACCTGGACTAACCGCGACCCTGCCGACTTTGGCATGACTCTCCTAGAGCTCTTTGCTTATATGGGAGATATCCTCAATTACTATATTGATAGAACGGCTAACGAAGCCCTTATTACCAGCGCAACCCAGCGCCAAACCGTTTTACAGATCGCTAGCCTTATTGGATACACACCTACAAATAGCACGGCGTCCACCGTAACACTTACCTTCCAAAACTCAACAGCTTCTTCTATTACCCTACCTGCCCTTACACAAGTTGCAACCTCGTTAGTGTCTAATGGAACTACCACCCA